TTCTTTGGCAAAGAAACATCACCACGATATTCGGGCAACCACACATACTTCAACATCTGGTTAGCGATAGCCAAACTTATAATTCTGTCGTCATGTGGGCTACCAGACATACGACCATTCTCCTTGCGAACAAATGTTCGCAACTCGCCCAAAGTCTTAGCACACAATATGATTACACCCTCATCACGGATAGCGGCACTAAGTTCGTCAATAGCCAACGGCTTACTAGAGGATGTGGTTCGCCAACCCAACACATCACTAGGGTCAGCACGGACAGCATTAAGGCGGCGTTGTTTATAAAGATTCTTATAACCATGCTTCTGTGCAGCCTTTAAGGTTGTCAGACCGTGGTTGTTGCTTTCAATACCCAACAACGCTGTGTTATACCACCAACCAATTTCAGCCAACAGTTCACCAAACAAGTCAGGCTCAATGTGTCCATGCCAATGGGCAACCACAAGACCTGTGGCTGCGTCAACCACATGGGCGGAACTGTAGTCACCATAACTAAGTCCTTCAGCGACATCGGCTCCAATCACATATGTTCCACCAGTCTCAGGATGGGACCAAACTTCCAGTTCACCGTTTTCTTGAAAACGGAACTCACCATTACCATCAGAATATAAATGATAGTAACCAACATGACCATCCTCTGGTTCCATGCTGTTCAGCATGTCAATATCAAAAACAGGGTTACCTGATTTGATGAACGCTTCCTCAGGGAAGCGTGGATACTCTTGGTGCATCTGCCAAGATTGCATGTTACGGCTTTTAGCCTCATACCAATCTTCGTTACGCTCACCATCAGCATCCCAAGGATAAAAAATTCCTTTAAACTTGTTAGACCCTGTTTGCGAACCAACCCACAGTTGATGAAAAAAGTTTCCCGAACCATTAGCAGTGGACAAACCAACAACACGACCACCGACATCGGTAATAGGTTCAATAGAAGCCCACGCTTCTTCAGGGTTAGGCAAAAACGCCCACTCGTCCACAATAACCAAATACACCGACTCACCACGAGCAGGGTCGCTGCCCGATGGTAGCGACTCAATAGCAGACTCGTTATCAAACATCATTTTAAGTTGATGGTCAGTGGTTTGCCTAGGTCCACGCTCTTTCATCCACTGTGGAATAAAACGGTAACCATACTTGCTCTTGGCAAGCAACTTTACAGATTCACGCTCGGTACGGGATAACATAACAACAAAACGGTCAGGAGCAAAGAACACCAACCAGAAAGCGTATGCGGCAGCCAAAGTAGAGAACCCAATCTGACGGGCTTTCAACACAATTGTGTAACGCTCTGACATCCAAGTTTTAACTGTGTCAATTTGCGAGTCACGCAAATTAAACTTTATACGACCCTTCTCAGGATGTTTAATACACCAAAAAGTTTCACAAAAATATGTGAAAGCCTGAAGTTGTTCTTCAAGTGTTGCTTTCTCAGGACCACGACATTTCCTCCACTCTTTTTCATTTATGAGTGCGTTTAAATCCACTTAGGTTCACCACCCCATGGACCGAAACCATCACCATAACGATTATGAGCATAATCATAAATAGCCATAAAGGCTTTAGCAGAGACAACAGGATTATAAAGTTGATGGCATTTGCTTAACACACCAGCATCCTGAAGGAAACCCTGTTTGGTGTATCTGTTTGGTTTACACCAAAACTTGTTGATTTGAAACAACCCAACTGAACCACCATTAGGGTCGGCACGGTTAATGTTCTTAGGTTCGCATCTTGATTCACGCCACATAATATAGTCCACTTGAAGAATCATTTTATCGCTATCTGCAATAATGCGAGTAATGCCCTCCATTTCTGGACACCTAAGGACCAAAGGTTTCTTTGCAGAAACACTGGTCGGTGAAAAAAACATGCCAATAATTAATGAGATAACAAAAAATTTCCTCATAATTTCCTATCTGTGCAAACAATTGCACATCGGGGATATTACTTGCTAGATTCCTTCCAAGCCACAACGGCTTCAGGTGTAGCATCACCTGCAACATAACGAATATGCCAAGGTTCGGCGGGAACTACTTCCCAACTAAAACCAAACTTAGCAATGTTATTAAACATCCATTCCAAAATCTTACCATTAGCACCAGCGACATCCACCGCAATACCCAACATATGTTTAGAACAATTCTTTGGGTCATCATTAGGAGCCGCTAAAGGTGCAAAACCTTTTTTAAGATACCATTTAACACCATTCCAAGTGCGTGTCACCGCACCCTCAATAGGTTCCTTCTGATATCTTTGAACAAAACCTGCGGTCTGCTGTGCAATACTGCGGAACATGTCACCTGCGCTACTGGGAGATAACTTTATGTTATCAACCTTAGCAGCAGCAACCATCGCTTCCCACGCATCAGCCGCACACAACTCTAATTTACCACCACCCGAAACCTTACGAAGCATGCTAGGGAGAACCTCAGACGGTTTTTTACCTTTTAGATGCTGGCAAGATTTAACGGGGGTGATAAACAATTTCATTACTTTGCTACAGCCTTAGAAACTTTCTTTGCTGCAATCTTCTTAGGGCTTGCACCAAACGCAGCATCAATTTCATCCCTTGTCAGGACACCATCAATGCTTGCCTTTGCAAGACCTTCCGCAACCTTGAAAATGGATACTGCGCCAGCGATAAGAGCCGACTTCCATACTTCTAGGTCTGGAGCAATAACAGCAGCACCAGTCACCACGCCAAGGGCGTTGGTGAGAAAAAGTGCAACAATTCTTGCCGCAATGTCTTTTGCCTTATTCATTTTTCTCCTTAATAAATACACCAACAAGGTGTACAGTTAATGCTACTAAGGTAATTTGCCAACCCAAAGAACGGGTATTGCCAGACAAGGTAATTAAAACCATGCCTGTTCCAGCCAAAGTCCAAGTAAGACCATGAATCTCAGAAAAAAACCTTTTCACCCTAATAGGCTAATTGTTCTACGGGAACTTCCTAGAACCAACAGCAGCCATTGCTGCACCAGCAGCAACAGCAATAAGGGTTCTACGAGTATCAACAGGAATATTAGACCCCACAGGAACATAATCACCAAGGTCCGAGGCAAAGATGTCAATACTGGTTTCAAACTGTGTACGAATATCCTCAGGGGCAGATTGAACAGCCTCAATCAATTCAGAAACCTGCTCAACAGTCAACTCATCAACCTGCAACGCCTCAAACACCTTCTCAGCATTGTCCACGCTAATAACAGACAAAACTTCTGGGCTTGTGGCTAAAGCCACAGCCTGCTCCTGACTAGGTTCTTCTTGTGACAGAATCTCATCAACAACCTGTTCAACTTGTTCAGGTGTTAACTCCTCAAAAATTTCTTGTAACTCCTCAATAGTGGTTGCTTCAGCAACCAAAGCCTGAACTTCTTCCTCAGCCAATGGCTCTAAATTTGGCTCCAAATTTGGCTCTAAGGTTGTGGTAGTATCTTCGGGTGCTTCAGTTGTTATTGTCTCTGGTTCAGTTGTTGTGGTTTCTTCTTCAACTGTCGTGGTTGTTTCTTCGGGAAGCATCTCCTCTGGAATGGTTTCCTCTACTGGTGGCTCTGTGGTGTCTGGCACAGTTTCTTCAGGCTCTACAGGAACAGAAGTATCAACGGGTTCTGGCTGAACTATTTGAGGCTGTGTAACAGGTGTAGGAACCTGTGGTGGTTCAGTCGTTGTCGTTGTTGTTGATGTGGTTGTCGTAGTTGAAGTAGATGTCGTACTGGTCGTTGTACTCGTACTTGATGTTGAGGTTTCTGGAACTGTCGTAGAAGTCGTGCTGGTGGCAAGGACAGTCGTTTCGGGGACAATAGTAGTAGTTGTCATCAGTGTTAAAGTCGTGGATGTTGTTGTAAATTCCCATAATGAAAGATTACCTATAGTAAGATTACCAGCCTGACAGCAGGTATCAGTTGAATATTGTCTAAAGGTAAATATATCACCAGCAGTAACAGTAACTGTTTTTGTTCCCGAAGCCTGATTTTGTTGTGTTAACAAAGTATAAACACCATTTACACCATATTGTGGTGGGTCGTAAATCCAACCATCCCTAGTTTGATAAGACCAATCAAACGAAACGCTAAAGACATCTTCAGGTATTGTGGTTTCAATCTTAACCCAATGCGGTTGTCCACCGCACATACCAAACTCTTGTGTCCCATTATCAGGACCATATAAAGTTATAGTGTTATCAATTACTTCTATTGAACCACCACAGTTTTGTGACTGGCTGAAAGTCCAGTCACCCAAAGCATCCGCTTTAGCAACTGTTGACCATAACGCCAGTATGGCTACTGGAACAAAGATTATCCAGCGTCTGGGACTGTAAGCCATGACAACGAACTTTCATCCCAGTAAAAATAACCATCTGGTTTTGGAGTTGGTGGTTGCCAATCATAATTGCCATCTAAAGACCAAGATGGATAAGGCTGTGGGCGAACAAACACATCTGCTTCTTCATTGTAAAATCCACCAATAACAGCATATTGTTTACGAATGTTATTGTTATAACTAGTGCGAACACAACGCTGCCCACGGAAGTTTCCATACCATTCTTCAGGGGTTAAACCATCAAGTACTTCGGTTTCATCTTTACCAGTTATTACTTCAGTAACAACATTATTTGAGTCAAGAAATGCGTAGTGTGCCATTATATTGTAATCAATCCCGTGCCAGCAGTGAATTGATAAATCTTAAATCCACCAGTAGTTGTAAGTGTGTATGTCAAACCAGCAGCAATAGAACTTAGATTGTCAAAACTATCAGGATAACGAATAATAACTACACCAGAACCACCAGATTGTGCGTTAGTACCCCAATAACCATAACCGCCACCACCACCACCAGTATTAACAGAACCATCAGTTCCGTAGGTTTGTCCAGAACCACCATCGTTTGTTCCACGACTACCATTTCCACCACCACCTGAACCACCAGAACCACCATTTTGTCCAGCACGATAGTCGGCTCCACCTCCGCCTCCACCACCACGCAAGACTGCGGAACCCGTAATGCTTGACGAAACACCAGCACCGCCTGTTTTACCAGAACCCGCACCACCAGCACCACCACCGCCGCCGCCCACACCAGCGTCACCAGTTTGAACATATCCATTTGCTCCAGCATAACCTTGGTTCGCTGTGCCTGCTGCACCAGGACGACCAGGATTGGTTCCAAACCATTCACCACCACAACCACCACCACCTGAACCACCAACTGATGGTGCTACACCAGCAAATTCTCCAACCGAGTTACCACCCTTAGTTGAAGTTATTGAACCCAAAACAGAATCACTTCCGCCACCACCGACTGTTACGGTGTATGAAGTTCCACCAGACACTGACAGTTTTGCTTCAGCGGAAGCACCACCACCAGATGATGCACCAACAACAGATGAACGATATCCACCTGCACCACCGCCACCACCAGCAAGCGCACCACCACCTGTACCGCCTCCAGCAATAACAAGATATTCAAGTTCTGTTGGATTTAATGCACCACCAGACCAATAAGACGCTACTTGATTGGTGTTACCACGGCGATTGCGTGGAGACAACGCTCCACCGCTTATGGCTTTACCACCTGATGTGTTTCTAACAAAGGAAGGCATCTACGATGACCTTAAACTGTTGTTATACGGTTAACATACCCATAAACAACGATACTGGTGTTGGTTGCGGCATAAGCCGTAATCAACTTAGGTGTAGCGTTACCCGAAAGCAACAAACCAGCAACAATAAGGTACAAACCGTTTTCAGCCTTAACTGTGTATTCAATTTCGTTTGTTCCAGCAGTTACACCACCATATTGAATGGTGAGTTTGCGGTCAGTGGTATCATAGTTTACTGCATACAACCAAACTTCATCAATAACTGATGTGCTGGATGAGCCAGTGTGAATTGTTGGACCTGCCACACCAGACGAACCTGAGTTAATCAGAAGTCCAAGACCGTTGCCTGTGCCGCTTAGAGGTATTTTGCTAAATGTTGTTGCCATAATAGTATTCCTTTTGTTCCTTTACCAAATTAAAGTAAATAATTCTTGTTCAACCGTATCGTAACGGTCAAAAACCCGTAATTCCAACCATTCGTCAGCGTCACCGACATCAAATGTCACAAAATCGTAAACATCAACAAAATAGTTGTTTGTTAAATCTCCTAGAGTTGTTCCAGTTGTACCCTCCGAAACAAAAAACTGGGTTTGAAGGGTCCCCCGATACTGCAAACCTTTGTCAGACCAGAAAGCGTACAACAAGTCACCAAGGGTTTGCCCTGCTGACGGATACGACTTTGAAAGAGCCTCAAACATCGCATCATTAGTTGTTGTCATAATCTCTCATCTTCCTAGGTTCACCCTCACAGCATGAATCCTTAAAGCCACACTCAGGGCAACGCCATCTGGTCGCAACAGGAGGATACTCACACCCACAAGTCGGACATTCTATCGTTGAACCCACTATTGTGTTTTTAGTTCCTTACGGGACTCAACCTCAGATTGAGCGACTGACGCTATGAGGCTGTCTAGTTCGGCATCAGAGATTTCTGAGGGTTTGCTGGAGTGTTCTACATGGACTTGCGTTGGGGCTAAGCGGTTGGTGGCTTGCAAATACAGTTTGGCTGAGTTGTTGTCGCCAGCCAAGGCACGCTCATAAAGATTATCCAATAGTTTTTGGGTTCGTTCTGGGGATTGTTGGAGTTCGGATACTCGTTTTTCCCATTCCATTTTGAACGCTGGTTTCTTTTTCCAACGGCGTAAAGTGGTTTCGTCCACGCCTTCTAGGATGGCATATTTTTCTTGTGAGGATGGCACACGGTTTGGTGGTGGGACCATCAGCCAGTTCAAAAATTTTTCTTGCCGTGGGTCTAAGATGTTGTCCATGCCATTAGGTGGAATGTTCCTAACTTGTATTCAACTTGTCTAGGGAACGCAGGGAACAAGGATGGGGGGAACCTACGGAGGGGGGTAGGATAAA